GCGCAGGTCAAGGCCATCCTTAGATCGATCACGTCTGACGTAATCCGGGTGTACCTGGTCGAAAAGTGACCATCGTATGGCGAGGAGCTGTAATGACTTCAGCCCTCGTGAACCCGCGTTATTAGCGCAGGCAACAATCGATGCGAGATCTTCCGGTTGTAAATATTCTCCCATTCGGGAGACACGGAAAAGCATCGGTGTGATATTGTGTCCATTCCACCAGTACGCGCCGCAAGACTCGCGTACGCACTGGTCTCCAGTAAAGGACTTGTCTACATTAACGACAAATCCCAAGGAGGTAAGAGTAGTGATGACATGAGGTGTGACTCGAGAGTCACAAATGATGTCGTCCCCGTACACTGCAACTGATCCCATAAACCCTGTTTCCGATACTGAGCGCGTACCCGTGTCGTCAATTCGAGACAACGTAAGGCGCACTTCGCGTTCGGTTACTGGGGCATCAAGGTCAGCAGACCCTCGCATTGCTTTTATGTAGCTGTAAAGCACAACCGAGCAGAACAGGATGCTCTGCACGGGGAAGCAACACGCGCTACCCATCGGGGCGAATTTGTTGACTTTTGTTATAGTACCGTCGGGAAGTGAAACGGTACTAGTCCTCGTGGCTCGCAAGTATCGGAGCCATTTCCGGGGAAAAACGCGCCGGACCAAAGTCCAGCTAACGGAGTCAGACGCAGCCGCTAAGTCGATCGTATCAAGGTGTCCGAGTTCGGACCCTAGGCCAGAGAGGATTTGGTTTCTCTCTTGGTCTTCGAGCCTAATGAACCTGCCGATCACGGAGGTGTCAAAGGCCCGCCTAAACGCTCGATGCACCAATTGTTGAAAGTACATAAACGTCGTAGGCTCCTTACAAATGCTCCGGGCGATGCGAATCGTCTTGGGAACAAACAGGAGTTTCGATACGGTCGAAGACCGTAGGTTTGCACTATATTTGCCGGCGACCCATTTTGCTGAATCTAGCAAGTACTCCAAGTGCGCTTGCGCGTTTGGTTGCCAGGGTTTGCTCATACTGGGTCGATCACATACTCCAGCCATTTTTCTTGTCTGGCTGTGTACGAAAGCACGATCCAACCTCGCGTTGTATCGTAGGGCACGATTTTTGCGAGATAAACTTCTCCCCTTCTGCTCAGCAGTACTACCCGGTCCGTGTGACGGGAACAGGTTGCTGAGATTTGGGTCAGGAAGGACAGAGCTGACGATCGTGTGAAGGTCAGATGTCAATTTCGTTGGAAATTCAATCGTGCTGAGCCTATCCTCTACTTCCCTCCAGGAGCGCAATGCTCTGAGTTGAAGTTGGGGGTCATCTATC